CTATTTGTATCAAAATTATACCAGTTTTGTCCTTGTACTGAAGACCTGCTCCATAACCAATCAAATTGAAAAGCTGTTGATATAGTTCTTTGTGAACCATTGCCAGTATATTTTAGTATGCCAAAAAGTTTCTGTGGAAAATTGTCGTCAGTTTGTGCAGGGTCTACTGCATCTGCTGTTGGAAGGTTACCAGAACAAAGAGCTAAGAATCCTGTAGGTGGAGTATAGGTAAAATTACCATAACCATTAGCATCTGAATTTCCTTGTGCTGTTGCGTTTCCTGCAAAAGTTCCATCTTGTCCATAATTCCATACTTGAAAAGTTGTTGAATTAGTGCCTCCACCTAATCCACCAGCAGGAAAAAATTCTTGTCCAGCAGGTATACTATTTGTAATATACAAAGTATTATTATGATAAAATTTTACTTCATTATCATCTTTATTTACAGTTATACCTAGCACACCATATGTTGTTGTGCCTAAAGAACCAGATACTCCTGATTCTGTTCCTGCAATAAATTTACGAATAGACATAACTCCACCACCACCATATTGACTAAAATTTATTCCATACGTAGTAGAATTACCACTTCCTCCTCTACCATCTCCAGAAGAATCAGTAGTTGGCCCTGTTATTCCTGCCCAATTTTCTTGTGCAATATTATTATTTGCATAAACTTCCCAATACCATTTTCCACTTGAAGGTATTCCAAAATTAGCTTTACCTCCTCTATTATTTGCTACTTCAGTTATTTTTAAATTTCCTTCAGAAATAGCTGCCAAAGGAATTGTTGGGTCTAACACATTAATAGTAGGAAAATTAGCATTAGAATCAGAGTTGAAGGTTGGAGAGTCTAACATCTGGTCATGTGCTGATATAGATGTTGGAGTAAAATCATTATTATTTCCTGATACATCATTACCCATATCGCCAGATGATGCATAATCTAATAAAAATCCATTGTTTCCAAATGTCAAACCACTTAAATCTTTAGCTATCCAGACTCCATTTTTCGTTTCACCTAGATCACCTATGGCTACAATACTTCCATCAATCCCTGCTGTTTGTGCCATGTATCCATTTAAATATGAAGTATAAGAAACAGTATATCCTACACTAAGTGAAGCACCATTTTCATTAAGTTTTAAAGCTGTGTCTTGAGGTATTGCACCAGAATATTGCGTTTGATCCCAAGATAATCTAACACCATTAACATATACTTTTAATCTATCTGTAGCAGAAGCCAACGTAGTATCCCATTGAAATACTAAATGGTAGTAGGCACTTGTATCTCTATAAACAGATAAATCCCTTGTCACATAAGAGGCAGTTCTTTGTGATGTTTGTTCTAAAAGATTATCACTTCTAAAATTAAAATAATCGTAATTAACATTATTAGTTTCAGCACCAAATATTATTTGATGGGAACTTAGCTTAGACCTTTTAATCCATGTTGAAAAAGTATATTTTGTAGCAAGTGTAGGAGCAGAACCATTAGTTCTAAGAAGTCTCCCTGCACCATTAAACCTACAACTATTAGCTATTTGATGGGTATAGAAATTATCAGCTGCACCACCTGAACCAGCAGCACCCATTAATGCTTGTTTGTTAGCTCCTAAACTCATTATGCCATCGCCAATCCTGCAGCAAATCCATAAAAATTAGATCCGCCATCAAAAGTTGTAAAAGTTAATACATCGACCCCAGAAGTTGTTAACGTAGGTGCAGTGCCTCCTGCCCATTTAGCAGAGTTTCCTCCACCTCCATGAGCTCCTGCTTTAAATGTAACTGTACCAGCACCACCATTTGTAATAATAAGAGTTAAAGAATTAGATTGACTTGCTAAAGAGTTTGTAATTCCCACATTAAATGTTCCGCTACCTACAGTAAATGATTGAACATTACCATTTGTTAAATCTAAATCAAATGCTCCTGTTTTAGAACCATTAGCATAAACGGTTTCTGCATAATCTTTCATTTGTGCTTGTTTTACTACATCATCCGAAAGGTCAACAGCACCTGTTCCATTGGTTGCTATAGTAATATCGCCATTAGCTCCATCTGTAATTTTTATTGAGCCTGAATTTGTCCCGCTATTAGTGTCTAATTCAAGGTCATAAGCTCCATTTGAGGTAATTTTACCAGAAGCCGCGCCACTTCCTATAGTTACTTCACCTGTTCCGTTTGGTGCTAAAGTAATAGCTCCATCTGCTGCATCTGTAATTTTAATGCTTCCAGAATTTGTCCCGCCGTTAGTGTCCAATTCAAGATCAAAAGCTCCACTAGATGATATTTTACCTGAAGCCGCGCCACTTCCTACTGATATTTCTCCTGTTCCGTTAGGAGTTAAAGAAATATTTCCATTTACGCCATCTGTAATAGTTATAAGGCCAGAGTTTGTTCCACTATTAGTTTCTAATGTTAAATCATAAGCTCCATTAGAAGAAATAACTCCTGCTTCAGAACCTCCGCCTAATTTAGTTAAATCTGTATCTAAAACTACATCACCTGTACCATTTGGAGCAATATTAATGTCACCATTAGTATTTGTACTTGAAATAGTGTTGCCAGAAATAGAAATGTTATCAAAATTTTCCATATCTAACTTATCGGAAATAGAAATTACTTCGTCACTACCATCTGCATATATTATTTGCGCTTTGGTACTAGCTACTGTTACTTTTGCTGCCCCACTTCCTTGAGACATAAGAACACTATAACCACCAGTAGTAGCATTTTGAATCATAAAAAACGCTGTTGTTGTAGCTGGCGCTATAGTTATTGTACAGTTTTGACTTAACGTTCCTGTAAATTTAATAACTCTATACATACCATTTTGAACATTATTAGCTCCATCAGTAGGAGAACCTGCTCTTACCGTTAAAGTAGCTGTAGAAGCATCAGATAATGCTACTGAAACATAAGACGCTATTCTATCTAATATATCTACATTATAATTTGTTGTGTTTCCCCAGGTACCAGACTGTTCTCCTGTGGTAATTTTTTCAATACCGTAATTTGTTGAAAATGTTGAAGCCATTTTATTCTCCTATGCTGCTATTTCTGTCCAACCTGGAGATTGCGTATCGGTTATTTCTGTCCAACCAGCATTTTGACCTGGAATTATTTCCGACCAAACTGTTGGCGTACCTACTAATCCTTGCGCACTTACTCCTAATACACTTATTAATACATCAGGAACGTTAACATTGCCAATATGGGATGTTGTAAGAACACTAGATACCGTAGTTGTTATTCCTGTTCCTGCCGTAGTAGTAACACTAGATACTGTAGATGCAGCACTTACTGACGTTGCGGTTACAGAAATACCTGTTCCCTGGGTTATACTTACAGATCCTATACCTGGCGCTGCTGTAACAGGAGTAACTCCAAAACCTAAACCTACGTCAACACTAGATACTGTAGAAGCAATACTTACGCCTGTAACCGTTACTAATTCTTGTCTAACAAAAGCTGTTCCTGTTTGTCCTACGGCCTCTACTCCAGAACTGACACCTACTGTAATTCCGCCACCTTCAATAGTTGTTACACTAGAAATAGAACTAGACATCAATAAAGCGGTAGCACTGACAGACGTTCCTGAACCTTGAATTACAGTCACACCTACAGGCGTACTCCAACCTCCACTACCCCATGTAGAACGTCCCCAACCTCCTTCAGGAAATACATCTGCTGTAACACCTGTTACAGAAACTGTTATAGATTGCGCTGCCGTAATAGTAGGACTACCAATAACACTGGCTGCGCTTACACTACTTGCAGAAACTGTTACAGGTAAGAATTCTTCACTCCAAGGGCCACTTCCCCATGTTAAACGACCCCAACCAGCATTTAAAGTACCTTCAGTCGTTGCAATTCCGCCCATTCCTGAGTGATTTGTACAGTAATAGTATAAATTAGGAGTCGATCCTCCAATTACTATTTGTGTGTAGGCTCCTGAACTTCCTGGTGTACCTGAAGTTGTTACATTAGTAGTATATTCAGAGCCTCCGCTATGTGTTCCATCAGAAGTAGTTGAAAAACGCAAAGGATGACTGGAATTAGAACCCGCTGATTGGTCAAACTTGTACGTAATCCCTTCAAATAAATTTAAAGAAGATTGTTGGTTACCATTAATAAAGTATTTGTTACCACTACCAGTACTGACAACGGTAACAGTATAGGTAACTGTTGACATTCTATGCTATTCTAATTACCGCGTTATTTGCATCATTTGTTGGATACTGAATAGTAAAATCTCCACTACTTGAAGATTTATTACCTCCAAAATCTAATACACAAACAGAAGGTTTAGCAGCATGAGTAGTTGTTCCGCCTGTTCCTGCTGTAGACAACGTGTAATTGTAAATAAGTGCACATCGTGCATTACTTATAGTAGAAGAAGCCCAGGTTGTATCAGCAAAGTCTAAAAAAGCTGTTGCTGTTCCGCCTGAATTATCAGCTAATCCTAATGTAACGCTTCCTAAAGCTAATCCACCGGCTGCATAAACGCCACCGCTGTCTGTAACTTCATTAGTGGCTGTATAACCTGTTAAATCTTGGTTAGCATCCGTTCTACTAGATGTAAACATTGCAATATAATAAGTATCTGCATTAATTACTGAAGATCCTGTGCGCGAATGACTTGTCCAGTAATGTATACCTGCGGTTATTTCTTTTTTGTAACTACCGGTCATTGCTTGTACTATGGCCATTTTATAAACTCCTTATAATTTTGGCCATATCACCATGACCTTGTTTGTTAAACATTGCCCAAAGAGTTGTTCTTTCACTTTGCGCCATCTTATTCATATAATAAATAAGAATTTCTCTCAACTTTTCTCTATGAGCAATAGCTTGATCCCGTATGACAGGTGGGGCTGTATCACTTACAATCATTATCTTATTTAAAGCTAGTTCAGCTATTTGTTCTGGACTGTGTCCTCCATTATCTGAAGTCATAACCGTTACACTGCCAATATCACCACTTCCATCTGCTTGCATCATTACTGAACATCCCTTCGTAAGTCATCATAACGATAAGAATCTCTAGTGTTTTCTCCTTCACCAAGGTTTTTAAGCCAATTAAGAGCTTCCATGTAACGATCGTTATAAAGTTTTAGTAAATTGTCCTCACCTTTCATAAAAGTATACGCTTCAACTAAAGAACCATATAATAAAGCTAAAGAAGCATTAGTTCCTAGCCACGTTTCCCCACTAGCAACTGTAGTTATAGAGTCAGGACGATAAAAATAATGCAATTGCATGTCATAAGCTCCTGTAGGAGGAGGTGACAGTAAAAATGTTGTGTCATTCCAATCGGCATAATACCCTGGCATACCTGTAGAGGTACTATCTGGGTTATAATCTTGTAAAAAAGTTACTTGTTTATAAAGCAAAAACTCTACGTTAGAACCATTTTTTACACTTAAAGAAAAAGG